TCGTTGCCGCTCTTCGAGACAATCCAGACGAAAAATGACCGGTTATTGATATAACCGTTCACATTCAGAATAGGCAGGTCAGGATCGTCTGAAATGAATATCTTCGCCATGCGGTCGTTGACGAAGGATGAGCCGTCTGAGACGGTTATGACCGTGCTGCCTTTTGTGAGACCGCCGGTGATTGTGGAATTTGGGTTTCCGGGATTACCATAATCCAGCCCCGTTCCAAAATTGAACCCTGATGTTCCGCTCGTGATATTGAGCGTCGTTGCACCCATGCCTGCACCGCGAATTGCTCTGCGGCTGGTTCCCCAGTACAGGTAGGCATTCGAGAACGAAAATATCCCAGCAGGCAGAATGATGGCCTGATCGTTACTTGAAGCTGCGATGGCTGACTGAAGAGCAGTATTGTTGTTCCCGGTGCCATCATCCACCCCACCATAATCCATGATGTTCGGCCCAGCGGAATAGGTCGGAATGCCGCCGATCACGCCGTTTCGGACGTTCGCTTCCCAGACGCCTATGCGGTCAGCAGGTATGACGTATTCAGCCATGACGGTTATTCGACCCAGACACCGACGCAGAGTGTTGGGGAAGTTGTGTACCACGGCGCCGGAATCGGGTCCGGCAAAGTGTAGCCTGGGGAAATGTTCGAGATTCTCGAATTTGGTGTCCCACCTGATTCCCGAGCGATCTTGAAGAAGTTGGAGGTCTGTACCGTGATGCCGACATAATAGGTCGCTGCACTGACGGACTGACTGGAAGTCCAATCGATTTCCATGACACCATCACCTGTCGTTGTTGTTGCCGCGGTACCAATGACCAGATTTCCACTGCTATCATACAGGCCGACGAGGATTTTATGGCTAAGCTGCCATGCACCAATCCCCACCCTGACCTTTGTAGTTGTGCCCGCTGACAGCGATACCGCCTGCGTCATCAACGTCGCGGAATCCGTATCGGCATTGCCATCGGTATCCGCGTAGAGTGCGGCGTCGTACCAGGCGCCACCGCCACCGCCCGAACGCTTCTTCGCCGCCACAACAGCCAAATGCGCAGGAGCCATCATCATGCACCTCCATCCGTCCAACCGTTAGTCGATGCGTACCACCCATCCGCAGAGTAGTAGGTAAGAACCGCAATATCACCCTTCGCCCCGCCGCTCGTGATCTTGTCTCCATCATCGAGCACCTTCCCATCCAGCCGGATCTTGTCCGCCGCATTTGCCTTCACACTCACCGCCGCCGCCGCATCCACGATCACCGTGACACTCATGCCAACCGCAATCGCAGGAAGCGTGATCGTGCAGGCCGCCGTAACGTAAATGATGTACCCATATGCCTCATCCGCCGAGCCCGTTCCAACCGTGTAGTTCGCACTCTTCGATAGCGACTTCCCCTCGATCGCACTGATTGGGATCCTCGCCTTGCTAAGCGGCGTCTGCGGCATGACGTAGCCGCTCGTTGCACTCGTCGCAAACAGGATCGGCACAACCCAGTTGGTCGCGTTGTTCGTGTCGAGCGTAAGGCTGCCATCGTTGGCAACGTAGTAGAGCCCCGGCGCCGTTAGGCCCGAAAGTCCGCTGTCGATAGGGCCGTACAACGTCACAGTCAGGTTGTCCGCATCGGCCACCGCCGAGACAACGCCCACCGCTGCCGCCTTCACCTGCGTATCGTTCGCCACCGCCAGAATGAAGTTCCCCGACGCATCCCGCGTCACAGGCTTCCCGACCGTCAGACCGTGGGCGGTCTGGGCTTGCTCGACGACGATCGATGACGAGTCGCCGCCGCCGCCACCTGTAATCCCAAGCGCGTCTCGAAACTCTTCTTTCTTCGATGACGACAGTCCCTCGAACGAACTGAGCAGAGCCTCGGTTGAAGCGACCTGCGAAAGCAACGGCGCAGTTGTGTAGCGCGCGATACGCGAACTGATCGCCGCCACCGCATCGGCGTCGGCTACGTCTGCCGTCGCGCCCGTGTTGTAGAACGTATTCCCCACGAAGCCTGGGGCCAGCATTGTGATGTTGATTGACATGGTTGTTGGTCTCCGATCAGGCGACGACGCCGCGCACCTTGTGAGGGTCGATCAATCGTTGCAGGCGCGGATTCTGCGCAACGATAGTCCCCGTGATTACGTTCCTCTTCTCGTCGAAGAGGTCCCGCGCCATCATTTTGATGGCACGCAAAATTGATGGCGGTATGTCCGCCGCACTTGCGACGCCCGCAACGAATGTCACGGACACCGCGTCAAATCTGTCGGCCAGAGAAGGAAACTCGAACGTGTCGAGGAATTCCACGAAGCCGAACCGTTGAAACCCTCCAAGCCCTACGCGGTAATCTGACGACGAAACAGTGACCGCCGAACCGCCGTCCGCAGGGTAGTAACTGACTGACGAAATGGACGCGAGCGGCGCGCGCTCCAATTCGATAACCCTCGTTCCCCACGAATCCAGCGCCTGTTTCCATGTCTGCGACATGAGCGCAACGCCCGTATAAAGCTCGAACTCGTTGCGCGACGCTGCCAGTGCGCTCGTCAAATCCGTGTCCTTGAGTGAGTGCGTAATCTCACAGAAGTCCTTCAGGTCGGACAGCGTAACCGGCTCGCTCGCCGGGGCTATGGTCTGGATTAGGGTTGAGGTCATTGGACGCCCGACCTGATGCGCTTCTTGGAAATTGCCGGAGGCGCAACGGCGTGCTCAGCCTCCGGCACGGCCATCGCCGTTTCTGCCGGAGGCGAACGCACAAAGTCACCATCGCCGAGCAGCTTCGCCCGGCCTGTCTCGACCAGGATCGCAGCGACATTTATCGGCACCTGAAGCCTGCTCCCCGCGCCGTGGAAAATGCCGTCAACGAAAGCTGGCTCGACGATGATGACGTGTTTCATGACTCAAGCTCCTTACGTGGTGAGCGCGTCCTTCATCGCCGCGAAACTCGCAGGACGAAGAACCGCACCATCGTAGTAGCTATTCGCAACGAGCGTATGCATGCCCACCTTGGCATTCGCGGAGTCACGGATCAGCTCGAGCGAGAGTCCCGCCCAAAAGCCGATCGCGTAATCGTTGAAGTTGCCGAAGATGATCGCCGAGCAGATGCCGCTTGAGGATCCCTTCGTAAGCGTGGACGGCACCGCGTTCGAGACAAGCGGCGCATAGCCGTTCAAGTCCGCGCCATCCCAGATGAAGCGCGAATCCGTCGAGGCAACGCGCACGGTCTGCTTCAGTTTCCCGCGAACCTTCGTGTTCGTGAGATAATGAAGTGCGCCGCTAGCCGCGTTCGCATTCGCAACCGCGCTTTCGAGGTCAACAATGTTGCCCCACGTCGGGACCGCGCCATTCGTGCCGCCAGCCACCGCGCCAATGCCTGAGGTCGTCAGGATACCGGCGGCCTCGGTCGCGCTCGACTGGGCGCCGTTGATGAATGCAATCTCCATCACGTCGCCGAGCTGCTGCGTCAGATTCTTCCGAACTACGGCCTCAATGGCCGCGCTCGACTGAATCAAGAGACGGTCAGACAGATCAATGAACGCAGGAAGGCGTTTTGGCTGGAGCGAAATCATGGCCGTGGTCGGACTGAGTTCGTCGGCTGATCCGTTCTCCGCCTTGCCAGCGGGCGACGTCGGCTTGACGTAGCGCGGCATATCAACGTTGCCTTGCAGCCCCTCCATGACGAGCGCGCCAGCCTGACGGATGACGAGCGCGTTGTAGAAGTCGTCGAGAAGCCCGCGCTTCTCGGTCGCAATCGTCATTCCGCCCTGGTCGCCGGCAACGGAGGTCGTACCGGTCGCAGTCATGTCGCGCGCCTCGTAGCCGGTGCGCCGAACGATCATGCGCGGCAGCATCACGCCTCGATGCAGAACGCCCGCCTGCTGGGCTTCATTGCGCCCCTCCTGGAGGATCTCGCTTTCGATGCCGTCCAGGGCGAACGATTGCGAGCCGTCGAGAGCATCGCGCATGCGTCGCAGTACCTTCCCAAGGTCGAAGGTCGCGATGTCGCGCGCCTCCTGCCTGGACAGTTGCGGAGCCTTCTGGCTTTCGATCGCCAGTTGGCGAGCCTCGATCATGATCGTTCCATTGATCGCCTCTGCATCGGTGTGCAGTTTGGCAATCGTCTCCTGTTCGGCAGAGGTAAGCTCGCGCTTTTCCTCGGTAGCTTTCGCAATAAGGGTCGATGCTTCCTTGAGCTTCGCACCCCGCTTCTCACTCAGTTCTTTCAGTCGTGTACTCATTGTTGTAACGGGTTTCTTTGGGCAGGGTTATTGATAGCCAAGGCGCGCCGCCCATTGACTGCGCATTGGAAAAATAGATACCGGCTCAGCATCCGGCTTGGCGTCCTTGCGAAACTCTTCGAGTGACCGCAGCGCAACTGTAGCGTCGGGATAAGCCGGATATGTAACAGGTGAAACATCAAAGAGGCGCTCAATCTTAAGAATCGTTCGGCGCACAAACGTTCTTCCGCCTTCCGTCGTCTCTTCCCACCGAACGCCATCCTTCGCCACCGAAAACGCAAAAGACGACTGATCCACATCGCCGCGCTTCATCGACTCAACCAAGTCTCTCCCAGCATTCGTTGTCGGAGGCTCGAACTCATACCAGAGCCCGACGTCATCGGCACCGATCTTGAGTGTGCCAACGCCGCCCTTGCTTCGGGCAAGGATGAAATTCGGATCGTGGTTGAAGAGCGCCCGGACGTCATCGTTAAGCACCGCATCAAAAGCGCCACGACTGACCACCTCGCGAAGTTCCGTATTACCATAGCCGAGGTCATCAGACTCTTTCTCGAAGACCGCGGCATAGCCCCGCACTTTCGCAGGATCGTTGCCTGATGTCCTTAATTCAACGCGTCCCAGTGTGTACCTTCGTTCCTTGTTCATGTCTTTGCTTCTTCCTCTTTCGGTTGCAAAACGGCGCCGCCGCTGCCGTTAAACGGTAGGCGGTAATCGTCGCCGATGTTGTCGGGCAGGTCGTTCTCCTCCAGCTTCGCCCGGATGTCGTTGACCGAATAAACCCCGATGTCCCGCATCTCGCGGAAGAATTTCGCCTGCGCTTCTTTCGCGACCTGCAAGAGCGCCTCGCGGGTGAATCGGAAATAGAATCCAGCACGCTTCTCATCTTCGGTCAAAAGCGTCGCCGCAAGCGCCTGCTCCCAATTGACCAACCATGGATTCAGCGAGAACGCGAGGAACCCATTCGTCAGCGTCTCAATGCCGGTTCCCCATGAGGATGTTTTATCGGAGTTTCCAAGCAACACTTCGGGAATACGGAACATCGTTGCGATTTCCGTCCGCTCGAATTTCCGCGACTCCAGAAATTCTGCATCAGCCATCGACATGCCTTGCATAGCCGTGTATTTCCAGTCGCCTCGAAGCACAGGAGTTCGCCCTGCATTCTCTGAGCCCTCCTGACGCTTCGCCCATTCTGTTCGCGCATCGGCCAACTGCTCCGCCGTCACATTCGGCGGCGCTACAAGGATGCCTGGAAATTTGGCGCCGTTAGCCATCAGCTTACCGGCTTGAGTCCGTTGCGAAACTGAAAGCCCCAAACTCTCGCGAAGTGCCCGCACCGGCGAAATGCCGCTAACTCCATCACTCGACAGTGACCGAACATGGATCACATCCGACCTCGTCAATGTCTCACGAACGCCATCGATCGCATAGGTGACGCGCCGACGTCCGTTCTCCTTATGCGTCCTGATCTCGACGTCGCACGGCCGCAACCATTCAAGCTCGACCGGCTGATAGAATCCATCACGCCAAACACGCACAAAACCGTTGCCCCCATAGCACGGGCCTTGCTGTGTCAACTGCCGCAACTCAAACGGCGTATGATGCGAGCCGGTCGTAAGACTGATCAACTGCGCCGCAAGATGATCAGTCTGCTCTTCGCGTCCGTTCGGAGTCTTCCGATACAGCTTGCAAGGGAGCATTCCGATCATGTCAGACAAAAGCCCGGCGCATGCGTGGAAAGTCGGCACCGTTGCGGCCACCGATTCAGACACGTTGACGCCAGAACTCGACGCCGCACCAAGCGCATCCAGCAGCCGCATGGACGGACGGTCCAGCGGCGACGTAATGCTAGATCGCCGTTGCCA